CCACGGCTCAGCACAGTAACCGTTCATGAAATCCCGCATGTCCGCCTGGGATTTCAGCCCTTTGAGAAACGCGGCCGCGCATTCGGACAACGACACAAAATAAGAGATCCACGCCGGGATATGAAACCCCACCGATGCCGGCCGGCACCGGTCCAGGTGCCCGGCCAGAGCCGCCTTGGAGGTCCGTTCGATCCACACCCCAGCCCGGACCGCCGTGTTTCTGGCTTCATCATCCCACCGGGCCCCGCATTCCGGGCACTCATACCAGGCCAGGGACCGGCGTTTGATCTCGTCCGGGTCCGCCTGGGACCGGCCATCCCATCTGATCTGTGAAAAGGACATTAAGTGCAGGTGGGTGCATTCCGGGCACCGGACATGGTAATCAAACACCGCCTCGCACGCCTTCAGAGCCTGCCAGATGTTGCCGCTCTCCAGGGTGGGGGTGGAGATCTTGATGAACTTGTAGGATGACCGGTACGTGGTGAACCGCTTGTCGATCAGGGCCAGGGGATGGGCCTCGGTGCGGCCGATATTGAACCCTTCCTTGTCGATCTCATCGGCCACCGCGTATTTGATGGGCTTGTTTGCCAGCTTGGACGCGGACCTGGCCCAGGCAAAATAGACCGGCATGTGGTGCAGCCCGATCCGGTGGGAGGTGGCATCCTTGCTCACTCCGGTCAAAAACGAGGACAGCCGGGGAGATGACTGGATCATGGGCAGGACCCGGTCATTGCTGTTTTCCTTGGCCGTGTCCTCATCCGGATACACATACAGCACCGGCCCTGGCGCCCGGTCAATGCAGTATCCGATAAAGTTGTGGGTGGCCTCGGACCCGCCGGTCTGAGGGGTTTTGCACAGCACCACCTCCCGGACACAGGCCGTGCCCATGGTGTCCATCACGCCCGGCAGATACGGGGTAACGGAATTACGCCACAGCCCTGGAAAAGCAGACATGGTCAGAACCCGATGCTTTTCCGACCATTGGCTCACCGGGATGGGCTTGCGTTTGCGGTAAATCTTGCGCTCGGCCCGGGACCAAACCACGGACACGGTCCGGCGGATCCGGGTCCCGGCCCCGGGGGTTCTGGCCATTCCTGCCGCAACCGACGCCCACACCCCCGGCTCGCACCAGACAGGGCGGCCCCGCACAACAATGGCATCCATTTTCATCATAGTTTCGTACCGGAGTCCGGCTCCTCTGTTTCTTCCGGGTTGTCTTCAAAAATCACCTGGAACGACCGGGTGGTGGCATATGTGTTCAGCTGCTCATCCAGACCCCGGTTCAGCGCCGCCATTAAATCCGCGGCCCGCTCCGGCTTGCCGTTGACCAGGGCTATCCACTCCCGGATTCGGATATTGAACAGGTTCCTGAACCCCGACTCCAGCACCGCAGCCCTGGCCGCCAGCTCGGACTCAAAATCCGCTTTGGGGATGTATTTGCCCTGTTCCTTTTCCAGGTCAAAGGTCTTCCGGCGGTGCTCGATATCCTGGATCTTGATGGCGTTCATCAGCTTCTGGGCCTGGAGATTCTTCAGGTCCCCCTTGTTCACGCCGGTCTTTTCCAGATGCTTTTCCGCATATTCCCAGGCAGCCAGGGCCGTGACCGACTTATTCCCGGCAGAGTCCGTGTCCACCGTTATCTTGCCGTTTTCCGCATCGCGGTAAATCTTGGATTTGCTGACCTTGTACCCTTGTCCAATCAGGTATTTCATGGCCTCCAGCAGGGATGAAAATACAAGTCCCGTATCCTGGTCCTTGCGATCAGGCATGATGTGCCTCCCGTTCCACCTCTCCCGGCATTAAAAAGTTTTCACCCGTTATTACGTCCCCCGGGTGATACACCCGAAGGTACCAGTGCACCTCATCATCCCCCATGAACAGCTCCTTGACCCGGTTCCGGATGCCCCGGTTTTTCAGGCCCGGGTCAAACTCTATCTCCGCCCGGTCCCAGGAAGCAAAGATCCGGATTGGATAGGTGCGCAGCAGGTCCCGCAGCTCGCAGATAGGCGGCACATCCGCCGGCGGCAGATAGGCGTGGTCCTGGGCCAGCTCCATAGTGACCGCCGGCGGCAGCCCGGCCTTGATCCATGTCTTGATGTCCACGCCTTTCTCAAACGCCTCTCCTGGGTCTTTGCCCTGGGGGACGGGCCAGCGTTTGGCCTGGGGAAATTCTTTCAGCCACCACCGGGCCGCCTTGGCCCCGGCCAGGTTGTGGTCCCCGGTGTCCAGGGCGATCAACAGACGGACCGCTTTCTGAAGGTGCCAGTACATCCCGGCCCCTGGCTTGGCAGCTGCAGACCCAAGGGCCACGGACCCAACCATGGAGCCGGCCCGCCTGGCGATCAACATCTCATCCAAATCCGCCTCGACAATGACAAACACCCGGTGATCCGGGTTGTGACCGGCCAGCTCCATGCCGGACCCAGGCACCACATAATACTTGACATCCTTGTCAGTCTTCAGGTCTTCACCAGGCCGCCGGATCCGAACCCTGTAAGGCTGCCCGGCCTTGAAAGTCGGGATCACGATCCCCCTGGGAATCCACAGCATCTTGTCCTTTCCTGTCTGGGGGTTGAATATGCGGTCCAGCCCCCAGGCCACCCGGGGCCGGAACAGGCACGGCTTTCCGTTTTCGCCGCCGAACCAGCCCAGGCGGAACCCCTTCACGGCCTGGAGATCCAACCCCCGTCCCGCCAGGTACCGCAAGACCTCGTCGTTGGACAGCAGGGCCTGGTGGGCCGCATCCACGAACGCGGAGGCCTTCGCCCGCCAGGTTTCCACGGGCGGGGTATACGCCCGGGGCTCAAACCGATCCGGGTCCGGACCGCACCCGGACATCACGGCCCGGTACGCCACCGGCCGGTATCCATCTGGCACATCCCCGCGTCCGCACGCCCTGAACGCCTCCGGATACGACATCCCCTTGAACTCCACCAGCAACTGAACGTCATCCCCGCCACGCCCGCACCCACGACACCAGAAAGAACCCCTCCCCCCCCTATCCGCCGGCCAAACGCGAAAACGATCCGACCCTCCGCACCCCGGGCACGGGCCGGCCCATTCTCCGCCATTGGTCGTCGCCACCTTCTTTAGCACCACCCCTGCGCCCTCCGCCAGCTGCACCATGTCCGTCATGCCCACCTCCCGGAACCTGGTCCACGGCGACCAAAAGCGATTCTACCCCAGGCCAGGGAGTCTGATCCCGGATTCGTTCCCACTGGGACGATGGGATAAACCCGGACTGTGGATTTGAAATTCTCCAAACAGGCCAACCATTTAAAAACAAAGGAAATCTTTTCACCTCTTGGAGGATTGGATAATAAATCATAAAAAAAAGGAAAAACAAAAAAAGAAAAAAACATTTTAAAGTTGTTAGTGTTCATCCTCCGATCCTCCAAAGCTGGTTATCCCTGTATGCTTTTCTGTAATTTTTTCAAGCTATTATATTGTTCTGGACAATTTAAAATTATCCTTTTTCACGGTCCCGTATACTCCCATTGTCCGTGCCTGCCGTTTAAAACGGACCAGGGTGGTTGTCAGGTCCGTCGTCATCCAGCAACCCGATACCGGTATACCGGATGGTGCCGGACTTGACCCGCTCGAACCGCTTCCCAATCCATTGCCCGAACCGCTTTTTTTTCGGGATCCGGTTGGACACGTTCTCTTTCCACCAGTCCTCGAACCGGGCATACAATGAGGACGCCGGCACCGAATACCCCGGGCCGGTGATGCAGCACTCCTCAATAAAATCCCCGACCGAGTCCTCATCCTTCTGGTACTCATCCACGGCCGCCTTGACGATGGACGGCGGATCCAGGCCCACCTGCTGCCATTCCAGGCAGCCCCGCACCATCCAGGCGAAGATGCCTGGCAGCTCTTTTTCCAGCTTCTTGTACAGCATAGGATCGGCCCGGCGCTCGTTCTCGGCAGCCGGCGGCCGGTCCACAAACGACAGGGTGAACGGTATCACCTTCATGCGCTCCCAGAACGCGAAGTCATCCGCCGGCGCATGGGGTTTGTGGTTGGTGAGCAGGATCAGAGTGTGGGACGGGGTCCACTCCACCTCATATTTGTCATATGGGTTCCGGCCCCTGATCGGATCCCTTCCTGTCAGCCACTTGACCCGGGACGGGCTGATCTTGCGGCCCTCATCAGTCTCGGAGGCAAACGCCATGCGCAGGCCCCGCAGGGTCATGATATCGGCAGACGCTCCGGAGGAGCTGGACGGGTTGAAGTTGTCCAAAAGCATCTCCGGCCGGATAGTGCCGGCCATGGGCCCTAAAACTTTTGTCAGCATGTCCACTATCATGGTCTTGCCGTTCCTTCCCTGGCCGGTCATGACGATGAACACCGACTGGTAGACTTCCCCCACCAGGCTGTACCCGCACACGCGTCGCCAGAAATCCACCAGCGCCACATTACCATCAAAAAGCTCGTGAAGCGATTTTTCCCACAGCGCACAGGGGGCGTCGATCCCCTCCTCCGGCCAGGCCAGGGGCGATGCCTTCAGCAGATAGTCCTCCTGGCGGCCCGGCTCCAACTCCCCGGTCTTGAGGTTCAGTACGCCATTGGCACAGGGCAGCAGCCATGGTTTTTGATCGATCTCCGTGCCATCGATGGCCAGGGGATCCGACGATGTGTGTGTGAAAGTCAGGCAGTTTTTTCGGCGGCGGGAGGACCGCAGCGCACTGACCCGCTTGTTCAGCTGGTCCCGTCGGGCCTCCAGGTGCTTGGTTTCATCCCCCTTGTCCCTCATTTCACGGATATCGCCGGCCACCCGCTGTGCCTCATCCTGGTACACCATGGCAACCCCTTCCGCGCTGGCCATGGCATTGTCCATCTTGTCAATGATCCAGTGGTGCCCAGCCCACTGCATCCACCGGTCCATGGATTTGTTGAAAACAAAATCATCCCGGTACAGGGCCTTGAACAGCTCCGCATCCCCCAACTCGTTCCGGTGAAGGCAATCCATAATGAACTTTGAATCGATCACCGGCCGCCCGCCCTGGCCATCACCACGATGTCCACCTTTGGCGCCACCATGATGGCATCCTCCCCTGGACCCTGCGGCCCTGCCATCCTTCTTTTCTGCATCGGCCAGTGCCGCGCTCTCCTCATCCGCCAACCTTTGGCATTCGGATCTGATTTGCCGCTCATCCATACGCTAAAAACCCAGCCATTAAAGGATCGCGCAAAAACCCATTTCCCATTTCCCTCCCATTTTGAAATTCAAAGTCACAGGACAATCGCGCCTTCGTGACCCCTATGCTTTTGATCGTTAAGAAGGACCCGCAGCCGTCGATGAGATGTTTTGACTTTTGATTTGCAAACCTGTGGTGTGGGGTACGGGGAGTGTGCGGGCGGCTGATTTGCCATCGGGCTGGCTCAGCCGGGCCTTTCATGGGGAGGAGTGATGGAGAAAAAAGGCCCGTTATTGATGGCGCCACGGAGCCGGGCGCAAGGTTGAATATGGATTGGCTATACACGATAGATTCCCCCCGGGAGCATGCCGTGTGTTTCCAGCAGGAGGTAGATTTCCAGCATGGTGTTTTCCACCTCCTGACGGAACTCAAGGTCAGTGTCCCGGATGCCGTCCGGGTGGCAGTGCTGATTGAATCGGATTTGTTTGAAGTGGATCGATGAATAATACTGGCAGTGGTGCTCCGCGTACTTGAGCATGCCCTCGGCCAGGCTGTGGAAACCCATGGCGCGGGTGTAGGCGATCACATCGATGATGGTGCGGTCCGTGACCGTGATATCGAACCGGTGGATGGCCTCCATCTCCGCCCGGATCTGGTTGGAGAAGATCCAGGCCTGGGTTTTTTCTGATCCGGTCTGGTTGATGTGAAACGGACAGAATGCCTCAAGATCTGCCAGGACATGGACGGACTTGCCCGGATTATACAGCTTTTCCTGCTGGGCCAGCTGTAGGGCCGCTGTGGTTTTACCGGTGCCGTGCGTACCGGAGAATGATCTGATGAGCTTCACAGTGCCCCCTATGCAACGATGGAAACGGTGGCCGCTATTTCTTGAGGCCCTGTCCGCATTAACAGATAATTCTTGATTCTTTCAATCGCCGCCTGTTTCCATGCCGCCCCGTCTGCTTCGTGAATCGAGAAGACCGGTTTGCCGTCAACAACTTTCATGCGGAAGACAAACACCGATTCCGGCTGCTCAATTTCTGAAAAGGTGCGGTATGGTTTCAGGGTCAGGATGTTTTAGATGGGGATGTCTTTCACCAGCGAAGACACACCCTGCTTTGCCGTCAGGGTCTGGGAAATGCCGTCATCTTCAATTTTTGAATTGGCATCCACACGGACGCTGCCGATGAACTTGAGCACATAGTCTCTGTCCTCGTTCTGAACAAAGTTGGTGTGCATGGCCACCACAAAGTCTTCATATTCATAGGACCGTCCAAAGGTGAACCTGCAGGGCCTGGCCGTGCTTTTGACAAGGTGCGGCCGGAGATTGAACGGTCCGCCCATGGGCATGTAAACAAACACGGTGTCGTAATCATAGATGTGGATCAGGAAATTTCCGATTTCATCCGGATCTTCTGAGCAGTAATCAACTATGCCGGACAGGTTGTTGATGAGAATGGGGTCTGGAAAGATTTCAACAGCCGGTTCCCTGCCCTTTAACAGATACTGGCGATCGTCAATTTCCACCACCTCCGGGCGGGCCATGGTCAGTATTTTTTCAATCGCGTCTCTAATCATTTGATTCCCTCCTGAAGGCGGTCACCTTGTTATGTTCCGGGAAAAGGTCTGCCTGGAAAATTTCAGTGCATTCCGGTTTACCGGCCATGTCTGTGCCGATATACACTTCGGTGTTGTGGCCCATGACCGGGGCCAGCTTTGCTGTGGCCTGAATGGTCACCTCGGCGGCGGCCCGGTCGTTTCTGGGTTTCAGTTTGATTTTCAAAACCACTTCCCTGGCCGCTGTCGGGTTTGTGTTTTTGTCCAGGATGTTTTTGAGCACCCGGTCCAGCTCCAGGTTGGCCAGCTCGATGGCGGCCACGTCGGACATGGTTTCGATGGTGACGTTTTTCATCTCCTGCATGCTGTTTCTCCTCAAGGGTGGTAGTTTTGTATTTGCTTGATCAATCCGTGAATCTCCGGGCCATCGGCACTGACAAACTGAAAATGCCAACCCCCAGCCAGTTAATCCATGGAAACCATGAGCCATCAGATCCGGCCAGAATGATGCCGACTGAAAATGCGATTCCCGTCAATGCCTTCAAAAAACCTCCTTTCGTCTGGGGGTTGTATCCAAACGCGCCCCAGACTCTCCAATATTATGGGTTATTTTGCCTGGTCCTCGTAAAGGGCCAGGGATTCATCGATGTCCTGTTTTGCCTTGCGGCACAGCTCGCGCACAACGGCCCGGGGCTGGTTTTCCCGCAGGGATGTGTGAAACGCGGCCAGGGCCGGGAGGTCGTCCAGGCATTCCTCTGCCAGGTTGTCCTTGTCCGGGTGGATCTCGCCGTCACACACCAGGGCGCAACCGACAATGGCGGCCAGGTAGTCCACGGCGGCCCGGGCAAAGTCGGCCCTACCTCGCTCCATGAGTTTTTCCAGAGTGATGCCCAGCATTTCCAGAGGGTTCTTTGTAATGGATTGGGTGGTGGCGGGATTAGCGCTCCATCGAAGCAGTGTCCTTTCGGAACAATTCCAGATTTTCAACACTAAGGACTTATTTTTTAGATGGTAAACGGCCCCGGAAAACCATTCCCAGGGGACCACGGGTGTGCGTGTCGGTTTGCGGTTCATTTCGATAGCCCTGCTTTGTGTTCTGGTTGATCTTGTGATAATGAAAAACTGTTGATAATGACCTTAACAATGGAGGCCACATGGAAATCGAAATAAGAATTCACGGAAAGAACATGGCATTGCTCAAAACCGTGAAAGTCGAAACAGATGTTGTTCCGCGCGTCGGTGAAACTTTTTTTCTTGAAATAACCGGCATGGAAGATGATGTGTCTTACCTTGTCCATGATGTTATTTATTATGTAGGCGAGCATCATCTGTCTCCTGTTGTTTCCTGTCACGAGGCGACTCCATCGGCGCACAGGCGAATCGTATTAGAGGAACACGGTTGGATTTAGGTTTTTGCCAATACCGTCAACCTCTTCTCTAATCCGCACAATTTGTCTGAAAAGATGGGTGTTTGATTTTTCTTCGTCAGCAAGGGTCCTGATGATTGCGTAACAGCCATGGTCAATTTTTTGGAGGCCTTCAGAAATCTTTACCAATGTGTGAAGATCGATCGCACCATGCGTTTTCACGCCATCTTTCTGCACATCCACGGCCGCGGTGATTATTTCTTCAGTAGATTGGTTTTCTTCTCCTGTCTGGGTGACGAAACGCCGGTCATTTCGACGTTCCAATTGATATTTCAGGTTGATATGGTGACAATGACAGGATTGGCGGCCGGCACCATGACACATATGTCAATCGGTCCAATCCCTTAAAAAAAGTTAATAAAAAATTCATGATGCCGGCCATAAGCTATGCAGCTTCTCCTTGTCTGATGGTTCGCTTAAATAAAATGGAGGATTTATGAAAAAACCGAGTCAAGAGGATCTTGAACGAATCGTTGCTGAACACCCTCAGCTTTGCGCCTATGGCATGGTCGATAAGGCGTACTGTAAAGACTTCAACCTTGATCTTGCCCAGGCAAGAAAGGACCTTGCCAATGAATTCAAGGAATTCAGCCTGTGTTGCGAATGGCTTTCCCAGTGCCGGCAGACGACGCGGGTGGTGGAAAGATCCCCGGACAGCAGAGGGCTTAAACACATCATTGAAAGATGGGCCGGGATTTATATTTCCCAGGGAGCTGTGATTGCTGCAGCGTTTTTTCTTGGCATTCCGTGCAGGGCAACAGACACGCGGCCATATGCAGCTATTGGGATTTCCAGGAGATGTCCTTTTTATCAAAAACATAAGGCTACCTGACCGATGTGTGCAGCCCACGGTTTTCAGGGCCGAAATAGATTCTCATCCAGGGGATCAGGCTGTCATCGTCGAGATCCAGGCCATGGCCGTGATTTTCCACAATGACATACTCAGCCGCCTTGTCTTCGGGTGTCAGACAACCTGTGCCTTGCTCCGGAAAATGCCGGGTACAGGAAATCCCGTGCCGCTTGTAATGATCCAGCAACACATTGGCAAGGTAGGTTTTGCCCTGGCCCGGGCCGTACAGTTGAATGATTTTCGGGGTGGTTTGTTCGGTGCTCATGCGGCTTCTCCTTGTTTTGCGGTATATGCTTCCCAGGCTTTTTGTATTTCTTCCGGTGACCCCTCCATCCAGAGGTCCACGGAAGTGCCTGTGATCCGGGCGATATCTTTGCCGACGCGGTAATGAGGTCGCCGGCGGCCGGCCAGGATGTTGCTGAAAAAGCCCTGGGAAATCCCGATTTCTTTGGCTGTATTTGAGATGGTCGGTTTCATGGAAATCGTTTTATTCCATAAGGGAATGGTTTGTCAAGGACAAATATTCACCAAAGGAATATTTTTTCATGGTATTTCTTTAAGGAATATGAACAAAATACAAAAAAATTTTTGCAAGGCCCTGAAAAGATACAAAGAAAAGCATTACAACTATCGGGGCGGTGTGAACGACCTGGCAAAAAAATTGAATCTTACGCAAGGTCATTTTTCGAACGTTCTTGCCGGAAGGAAATGCCCGGATGAAACTTGGCGCCGCGAAGTTGCCGCCAAGATCGGCATGGATTATGATGCCATGATCGGCATCGAGAAGCCGGAAAACAACATTGTGCGGTTCGAAAGCGTTGAAGACAAACAGCACTATGAAATCACCCGACTGTTTTTAAACAAGCCACAGGCCATTAAAATCAATAAGCTGCTGGCGGAGCTGGAAGCTGTGGATCCTGACAAGCTGATCATGGTGGAACAGGTGATCCGGGGATTAAAAAACACGGCGGAAGAGGACCGAAAAACCGCCCAAAAAAAGAGAGAGGCAGGCAACGACAAGACATAGAGGCCGCATTATCCATTTATATCCGGACTCTTCATAAATCAATCAGGAAAAACCCTTAGTCCAGCATAGGGGTTTTTACCTATCGAATTAAATCTGTCATGGAGGCCCAGTCATGGAAAACTCCACACAGGAATCAACGTGTCCCAAATGCGGGTCCGGCCGGGATCCAAAGTCTGAGGAGTGTCCGCGCTGCGGAATCATTTTTGAAAAATATGAAATGGTGCAGCGTAAGAAAGCCAGGGAACAAGCGGAACTTGAAAGCCCAGAAGTGGTTCACACCCCAGAAGACAGCAATCCAAAACTCACTCAGTGTAAAACCTGCAAACAAAAAATATCTAAAGCGGCCAAGGTGTGTCCGCATTGCGGCGAAAAAAATCCGGGTCTAAAAAACATGGGACCAGGTTGTATGGTTTTTTTCTTGGCTGTTGTATTCATTTATTACTTTATCGCGTTCGGATTAGATGGAGACGGAAATAACCATGTACAGACAACTACACCCGAATATCGAATGGCTGCATTGGATGCCGGATGGAAAATTGAGGAGACTGACCCGTCAATCAATCGCTACAGATACCTTATTAATACGATCTCCCGAAAGACAGGCGAGCCCAAAGAAAGGATCTCTGATATCACTTATAATGGACAGCAGGAGTTGTTTAACAGATATGGGAAAGAAATCACTTTATTGGAAATTATGGAACAAGCGAATATCGCTTTATCCGGTGTAAACGCAAAGATCTCTTATGCAGAAGTGGTATCAGCATTAATTGTTTTAACCGGAGAGTGACAAAAACCAAGGCCGGTTCGAAGCCGCTTTACTTTTTATAACCTTTTAAAGGAGCAATGCCCATGACATTTGAAAAGCAGATCCAGGAGCTGTCTGAAAGCATCCCTGGGATCAAGCAAAACATTCTCAATGAAGAATCAACCAAAAATTCTCTTGTTCTGCCATTCATCAAAGCCCTGGGATACAACATTTTCAATCCAACGGAAGTGATGCCGGAATTCACAGCGGATGTCGGTGTAAAAAAAGGGGAAAAGGTTGATTATGCCATATGCATTGACGGAAAACCGGCCCTGCTTTTTGAATGCAAATGGTGCCAGAGCAGCCTGGACGATAATTGTGCGGCCCAGCTCAGAAGATATTTTCATGTCACGGAGGCCCGCATAGGGGTTTTGACCAACGGCATCAAGTATCAGTTTTATTCAGACCTGGACGAATCTAATATTATGGATGACAAGCCCTTTATGGAGCTGGACATGGAGGCGGTGGACACATCCTTGTTAAAAGAGGTCAGAAAACTGGCGAAAACTGATTTTGAGCTGGACAAAATGCTGCTTACTGCCAACGATCTGAAGTACACCCGGCAGATCCGGAATCTGATCAGCGA